TCTAAAATTATAAAATTACCTTCTTTTTGCGATCCCCAATCAATATCAAGATATAATCTATTTTGTCTTTTATTAAATCTCAATTGTTTATCAGTTGTTAATAGAAAATCAATATCTTCAAGATAAGATTTAACCATAGCATATTGTAACAATTCTACGGAATTAAAATAATATAAATCATTTAAGAATAATTGATATTTAATACTAAACATTCCGCCAGAAATAGAACTAGTATCAAATTTAAAAACTTTTTCAATACCAATCACAGAATCTGGTATTTGTATATAATTTGAACTTTCATACCAATTAAAGCTCAAATTTGTCGTTGAAGTTGCTGTTGAGGTAACTATTCCTGGACCATTAGGTAGTGCTGCTCTTCCTCTATCAATATCAGATTGTGTAATTTTATATTTTAAGAACATTCTCTCAACACCATCAAAATGCCTCTCCTGGAAGTATTGAAGGGCATCGTCGACTAAATCGTCTATTTGATCATCGTCAACGTTAACTTCCAGTACAGGGGCACCCAGGCGCCTTAGACAGTAATCTATGAGTTGTTGTCTAGATGCTGGTTTTGCCATGTTCTACTCCTAAATCTATAGTGTAATTTATCTTGTAGATCCTTCTCTGACTAAAACCATTCCTTCAACAACTCTCTTAGTGACTCCATCATTATCAACTACAACAACATCGTAGATATATCTACCTGGTTTTAAACCAGAAGTTTGTGTAGTTGTTAAGCCAACTTTAATTTGTCCATTTAACTCATTAAAAATCTCAGCATTAAAAGACACATATTGAGAACTAGCAGAATGCTTTCTTAATTGAGATGTAACTGTATATCCAGTTAAATTTAATGCCGAGTCTGTAGTAACATCTTCAAGATTAAAAATTTCAGAAAAATCTGCATTTTGATTAATAACAAGATTGGCTACATATGTTGCTGCCATTTATAAGAATATAAAGTTAATCAAAAAATATTTATATTCAAATAGGTCCAAGATCTCTCAAAGTTTCCTGTTGTTTTAAATATAATCTAAAATATAGTTTGGCAAAAAGTTTTGATTCTTCGGGATCTAATTTGTCGATAACTCTAGAATGTTTTTCATATTCGAATAAAGAATTAATAGAGTGTAATTCAATATCACTAGGGTCCATTTTTTCCATTAATAATCTCCTTTAATAGTAATTTAATTTCATTAATATCTTCTTTTATTTGATCAATCTCTTCCTTTTGCCTTTGTTTCTCACTTCTCATTTTAATATATTGAGAATGACCTATTGTATCAACGTTAACAATAGCGCCGCTGTCCTCATCTCTATAGAGATTTTTGTGTCCATCTACTTTTATCATATTATGCTAAAGCAATTACTCTCAGATCTTTAAATTTAACTATAGAAGATTCATTTGTGGAAGACATCACAATTTTTATAGAGAATCCTATAAATGGATCTAAGTTATCGGCAGTAAACTGATATTCCAGAAACTCTCCATCAGAACTTTCTTTAACTTTAGCATCTGGTAAACCATTATTTAAATATTGATCGACAACAACATCACCAAAACCATCGCCGTTTTCATCTTTCAAGTTAGTATATCCTGGGAACAATAGATATGCTGGGTCAACTCCTGCCAAATCTGGTTTAAAAATCTTATAAAGAACTCTGAAATCAGAACCAAAAGGTCTACATGCGGAAACTAAAACTTTTAAACTAGTTGCAGTTTGTTTTAAATTAATTCTATTTGATATGTAAATAGAACTATGAGGATCTCCATACGAAAGGTTAACCCTGCTATCAGTAGCATAATCTGAAACTGGGTTATTTAATCTGCTTCTACCTAAAGTCATATATGCAGTCTGTAAATCAATAACAGGTGAAACATAGTAATCATTTATTGCTCTTTCCATTACAATATTAATTGAAACAGATTTATTTTTTGGCAAACTAGATAGTTGAGTTGATTCATTTATTTGCGAGCACAGCAATCTTGGTGTGGAAAGATAGTTTATAGCATTTAATTGAATATTCTCAAAACCTTGATCTATAAATGGAACTTCATTTCCACCACAACTAGTTCCACTTACGGATCTTAATAATCCATATGCAGAAGTTCCACTTCCTGGAGTAATAATATTAAATTGTGGAATAATGCTACTATATTGATGATTTTGAGATATTTTTGCTTGTGAACCACCAAGAGTTTTCTCTGTACTAAAACTTATTTGAGTATCTCCAGAAGATCTATCATCCCTATCAAATTCCAAATAATAAAAGTCTAAATCTATAGCATTTTTTAATGTGGGATTTAAAGAAGATAATGGTAAATCTAAATTTTTGTTAATTCTTGTGAGTGAAACATTTCCAATTTCATATTTTCTAGCAAAATCGCCAGAAGAGTGACTTCTTACTGTAGTTCCACTAACTCCTCTTGTTGTAATTGTAAGAGTGTTAGATCCTGTATCTACACTACTGTAGTACATTATTTCGCCATTAATTTTAATATATCCAGAAGATCCAGAAAGGCCTTCAAACGTTGTGAAAGACGTTGCATCTGATACAAATAAAGTACTATCAGTATTTGAGAATGCCGATGTTAAGTATACTACAGGAGAATCTGGTTCCACATCTTTAATACTGACTTTATTTCCATCACCATGCATACCGTGATTTATCTGAGAAATTTTAAGAACATTTCCAGAGTAAATAGGATTAGTGTTGGAAGAAGCACCATTAATAGTAACAGTTCCTGCAACAACATATGCAGTATCACTATTGTTTCTATATAAAAGTTTGGAAGTATCGGTAAATTCTTCACCCTGAACATCAGTTAAGTATAGTGTGTCAATTTGACCATTAGTTGAAGAAACTGATATTGTAGCATTTCTACCTTTTCCAACACTTGCAGTTGTTATACCTAGAATATCACCTACAGCGTATCCAGTACCACTATTGGTTATTACCAATCCATCTAAAATCCCATTACTAAATGAAACATCTGCGACTGCACCAGTACCAGATCCTGTTATTGAATATAATGGTGCGCTATATGTACCATTTGCATATCCTATACCAGAATTTACTATAGTTCCAGTATTTAAAGGTCCTCCAACTTTTTCAATATATCCATATGGACCTGGATTGCTAATATTTGGTCCCTCACTAACTTTTCTACCAACAGTTAAAATCGAATTGAAAGCATTAGTTGTTGTAATTCCAACTTTAAGTTTTCTTGGGAGAATTGATATGGGATTTTCAATTAATTGTGAGTCACTATATGGTAGAGATGGATTATAGAAAACTACCTGCCCACTATTGACTGTAAATTTAGCTCTATAAAGTCTAAATTTAATATCTTGATATTGATTTGGTGACCATATGGTTCCATTTTGTGACTTAAATAAACTTCCACCCAAATACTGCCTTCCAATAACAACACTTTCTACATCTGGAAGATTTTTGGATTCTATAGTTTTACTTCCCATAGTTCCAGTCCAGACTTGATATTTGTCTGTTGTTGGGGAAAGTAAAACAATTGCATATTCAGTATCACCTTGGAGATAAACTGGTGATGGGAATGTAATCTTGGTCGGTAAAGATGCATCATCAGAAACATTAATATCGTCTGATTCTAATGAAACTCTAGAATAATCTTGAACAAGAAGATCTGTTGGAGTTCCTAATTCTACAGTTCTCAATTCAACTGTTATTTTTTCTACAGGATCTTTAGTTGCAAAATATACATCTATTGAAGTTAAGAAGAATCCATTTCCTGGATCAGTAGTAAATGTTTGCGCTAATGGATCATTTTTCTTACACTTTTTATTATCCCTAGAAGAATTTCCAGTATTAGTATTTGAATTTTTATTACTATCTCCTTTATTTTTATCGTTATTGTTATTGTTATTATTATTTTTATTGTTATTATTGTTATTATTGTTGTTACTATTTCTATTAGTTGTATTGGTATTGAATGAAATGTTATTTCCAGTATTTAATGCAGTTAAAGGTATTTTATCATTTATAGATATTCCTAATCCACCTAAAGATTTTGGACTACGTATTGTTACAGCACTTTGTAAATCAAGGTTTCTTTTATTTGCAACAAAATCTCTAATTCTATTACCCTGTTTTTGACTAAGATTTCCATTCGATCCTATATCAATATTTTTTATTCCGGCCGCTTTAGCAAGATCTGTAATGTCTTTGTTCTTCTTATTATTACCATAGTATAGATTTACCAATAAATCTTGACTAAATTCATTATATACCGTACCTTTACTATTTACATATATTGTATTTGGTTTAGTTGCTGGTGTGGTTGCTGGAGCAGTACCAGCTTGGACTGGAGTTTCTATCGAAGTTTGTGTCGTTGGGACATAAACATACTCAGTTTCAACAACTGGAGCAGAATATATTGGATCTGCTGGTGGTTGATATCTAACTTGAACAACACTAGTGAGTTGAGTTTGAATGATTCCTGTACTTAAAAATGTTCCAAAAGCATTACTAGATAGTGTAATATCTCCAGGAAGCACAGAAGAACCTGATGGTATAGAAGATAATCTAAATTGCTTTTGACCCGATTTAAATTTAACCTGGGGTTGTGGAGTAGAATTTGGTTCTCTAATAAAGAACGATCCTAAAAGATCTCCGTTTTTATCAGTAATTAATCTATTGTTAGATACTTTAGCAGTTGCTCCACTTGTTTTTCCAGTAAGAACAACCTCAGTTGTCACATAACCACCATATGTTGTGGAAGACTCTTCTGTCAAAGATTCTAAATCAATATTCAATACTGTCGAAGATGAAGAGTATGATGATGGAACTAAAGTAGTTCTATCATAAGGACTGTTAGTATATACCTTTGTTGGTTGATCATATGGTCCAAACTTGTGATTAGCAACTGCCGTCCTAAAACTAATTACTTTATTAGATCCTATAAATCCTTCAATAAGTTCCCCACTAGTAAAGGTTCCAGATATCATAGTTATCTCAAGTAATTTTGGTATAATGTCTACGGAACTGACATCATCTAAAAATCCATAGTGTTGTGTAAAAGATTTTAGTGAATCTGCACTAAAAGCATAATTTCTAGATCTTAAATATGGATCTACGTCTGAGTTGAGAATGACACTTTCCACATACTCAGAAACATTTTCTGCACCTGTAGATATAACTCTACCCTCTTCGGTGTAAACATTTCTAACCCAATTATCTGCAGAAGGGTTTATTTTTATTTTTCCAATATACTCAAGAACTGCAAAAGGATTAACGTTTTCAACATTAGATGCCAAAGGCTGTTCTAACCACCCTTCTTCAATATAGTTTAGAGTAACCAAATCACCAGTTTTTCTTGTATTTGGATCTAAAAGAGGAATATTTTGAGAAAAGTCTAGAACTGAAGAGTCTGTAGATGTTGGTGGAGCAATTTCAGCCTTTAATGACCAACTATCAATACAAGAAGTCATTTCTCTATTGACAGTATCAACATCAACTTTTACGTCTGGATTTTTAAAGTCAATTAATGATCTTGTTTTGAAGTCATCGACAAAAAATCCAGATTTAAATCTTGTCAATCCATCAGAATCTTGTATTTGTAGAGATTTAGTATCTAATTCTAAGAGAGATAATGATGTTAATATCTCTAAATTTTTAATTCTATCTTCAAGTTTACCAACGTCTCTCATAGTATATCTCTTATTATCAATTAGAGTCACCTTAGCATCTCTAACATCATACAAATATGCTGGCAAATAAATACTTGCCAAATCCATAGCATCTTCCACATTAACTGGAATTTTTGGAGTATCTGATGGAGATCCTTTAATAACAGAAATTTCACCAAGACTGTTTAATACGACTCTATCTATTCTTGGTAAATAATAATCGTATCCTATTAAAGAACTTTCACCAGATTTAATACTAAATGGTGAAACTCCAGTATCAAATACTCTTTCATTAAAATCAAATGGAGATCCTGATCCTGAGGTATACTTTACAACTCTTGGTCTAAAATCTAAAACATCTGATGATCTTTCACCATTTGGTAATATTGGAACGTCCTTAGAAAATCTCTGAACATCATATGAATTTGCGGTAGCAAAATCACCCTTGTTATTAGATAAGACATCAAAATAATTGAAAACTATTCCTAGGCGTTTTACTGGGGCACTAGAATTATCTTTTCTAACTACTCTAGAATAATCACAATATTGCCTCTTATGACCTTTGTCTAAAATATAATTAGAAGTTCTATCTATATAATTTCCTTTCTCCAACAATTGAATTTCTGAAACAATTCCAGAATCCTTAAATGTGACAGTTTCTCCAATTTGAAAAACATTTTTATTTAAATAAACAAAACTAACCTTTGTTGAAGAATTTCTAGTGACCAATTGGGCAACGGCACCACTGGAAGATCCTATTATTTGCTCACCAATAATAGATTTTGTATCTAAATCTAAACTTGCTACAATTGTTAAAGAATCTAAAGTAGGATCACTAGTATCAAGAGATTCATGAACTGCAACAACGTTAACTACATCTGGAACATTTAAAGATATTTCCAAATCTTCTACTCTTGTTCCATACCAGAAACTACTTGTTAATCCCGTTACATTTGAGTTTCCACCACCTAAAGAAGTTCTATCTACAATAATACGCTCACTTCTGACAAAAGTTTTTGAAACATTCTGGACAGAAAATTTTCTCAAAGTTGCATTTAAAGTAATATTATTTTGTAGAGCATTCAATCCATTAATTGTAATTTGCGTTCCATCAAAACTAATTTCGAATTGATCATAAGTTAGATCTTCAACAGTTCCATCACTATAAATTAGAGAATATCTATCAGAATCAAAATTTTCAAAAAACGCATTAATAACACCAGAACTCGTTACATTACATGTTAACTGTCCAAGAGCATCTGATGTTAATCCTTTAATTTGAGCATTAACTACTAGATTGGCATCAGAAAGATTTACTGATGAAATATTTTTATCGAATAGTGGAGAATATAGAGGTGCTTGTAAATCATCTTTTATGTCAGAAAATCCAATTCCAAACGATACAGATGTTGTTACTCCTGGTAAAGACCCATTACATACATTAGAAACTACTGGGCATGATGCTAATGTTAAAGAAAGACCATCTATAGATACTGAATCAACTCTATTAAATGTTTCTGTTGAATTTCCTGGTATTTGATATCTAATAATTGTATCACTACGAATTCCTGTAAAGTTTCTTCCTGCAGAAGTTACATTTCCACTTGGAGTAATGGTAATCTCATCATTAATTCTAAATCCAGAAGCAACTTTTTTCTTTAAAACAACGTCTGCAACAAAGTCAGTTGGTATATCACCAGATGTAATAGTACTACAATCTTGCCATACAGATCTAATATCATCAGAAGTATAATCTTGTATAGAAACTATAGATCTTGAATTGAATAAAGATTCATTAATATAAAAACTTTCACCAACAGAAAATTTTCCTGATGTTTGAATTATGTATAAAATGTTTCCAGATATAGAATCCACATAACCAGAAGCACCAGTATTTAAACCTCTTATAAATGACCCTACTACTAAATTATTTGGTGGTTCTTCATTTATAGTTAATTTAGTAATAGTTTGAATATCATAAAGATATAAATCCCAAGAAGTTGAATCATCCGAGTATGCTGCATCTGTTAAACTATATGAATATACTCTTGCTTTTCCTATTAAGGTTCCTGTTCCACTATTAAGTGAATTCAATCTTTGATTGTAGAGATTTATAATATTATTTTGATCTAATGGGTTTATATATGGTGTTCCATTAACATTATTAACTCTCAATAGTGATCCAATATTAAATGGGACTAGAGTACTTTCTTTTGTATTTGTATCTCTTGTCTTTGGTACATCTAATAATACAGTAGATGGAACAACAATATCATATCCCCTAACATAAGCCTTTCCTGGAGAAACTTTAATGCAAACTTTATCTTCTGACGGAATACCATCTGACTGAGTAGTTTCCGTATCTAAATAAACACCATTATTAGAAATCCTATCATTTAAAGATTCTAAAACCTCAATATCAAATTTATCTATTGCATAATCACCAGATTCATCGTAAGTTCTTTTAGCAATATAATCTTTGATCAAAGAATATGTTGTAGTATCTTGTATTTTTTTAATTATTCCATTCTGAACTCTAACAATTTCAATAAAATTCTTATCGTCGAAATCATTAAGAAGTTTTTTCGATAGAAAAGCTGTTATTTTTAATCTATCAGCTCCTGGAGCTGCATAATTAGTAAATCCTTTTGCATTATCATTTAAGGTTGAATCTTCATAAGAAGATATTAATTCTTCTTGTACAGTCAGACCAACTCTATAACTTGTTAAGTTTGAATAAGGATCTAAAATTACTACAGAATTTGGAACGTCAACAAACATCCCTCTAATAAAATAAACACCTCTTTCAAGATTAACAGCGGATCCAATGTAAGTAGATTTTCCACTAGAAACTGTTGCAACAGTATTTCCAAAATTAATAGTTATTCCACTATAAACTACATTTTCTTCTAAAAGAACTAAAGATTCCTCAGAAATAAATTGAGATGTTGCTGAATCAGTTCCAGACGATAAGTACTTTACATATAATGTAATATTTTCTACTCCTTCATCTGGTGGCAGACTAAAATTCTTAATTACTGCTACGGCACCAGAATCCTGACCTTGAATTTTTTTTCCTACTAATTCGGCAATATATAAAGTTACTTCTGTTCCGAAGTGTGTAGGATCTATAATAACGGAAAAATATTTATCATCATAGGTAATAGATCCAGGTATTACCATAGATCCTTCTTTGAAGATATGACTTCCGAAAGATTCAATCTGATTTTGTAATATTGACTGTAGAGTAGTTAACTCCCTAGCCTGTACAGGGAATCCTGGTTTAAATAAAACTTTATAAAAATTAGCATTCTTATCAAAATCATCATAATAAGGATTTATGTTTAAATTAAATTTTTGTGCCATTTTGTTTAAAATTCCAGGACGATTTTAATATCTTCTTTTTGACGTGGATTTCTGGAAATAATAGGTCTGTTGTCAATATAAATTATTTCTCCAGATCTTTTATTTATTTCTGAATTTGCCAAACCTTCTATAAAATTCATTCCTAAATCAATTATTTTATTTCCTGAAGGATTAACTGAATTGTCACTAAAAGTAACGTCTATAGATCCAGAGAAAGATTCTGATGTTACTGGATTAGCACTTGATTCAAAATCAACGTATTTTGCAGTAGTAGTGATTCCAATATAATCAGTTTGATCTAATGTTGTTTTATTATAGTATAATGAGCGATCTGTAAAATACTTAAGAACCATAGTTTCTTTATCATATGAAGCAACATAACCTCTGGCTTTGTTAATTCCATCTACAGATAGTTGTGATATTTCCTCCCCAATTACAGGCTCTCCAGTAATCGAAATAAACTTTATCGCAGAGAGTGATGAAAAATTCCCATCTTCAAAAATATTTTCAGATGAAAATGATTGTGGATTTTTTATGATACCTATCTGAGCAAATTTAGTATCTACTGGAAAATCTTTTGTAGAATCATCAAATCTAGCGTATACTAGTACTTTGTCTGTTCCAAGTTCAGTATATAGATCATAACCATGTCCTTTTGATGGTGGAATTATTGGTATTAATCTAGCTGGTGTTGAACTAGTTGCAGAATTTAATGATCCTAGATCAACAATTCCATAAGAATAATCTTTTCCACCAGAAGAAACTGTTGTATTAGTTACTTTACCTCCGGAAACATCAATTACAACTTTACCACCAGTCCCATCCCCAAGTATATCAACTTCCTGCCCAGTTATATTTGAATAATTAGATCCTGGGTTATCGATGTAAACTTTTTTTATTTGATTTTCATTTATATCAGAATTTCCATTATCCCTAATAGTTTGAATTTGTGGATTAGTGCTAGTATCCCAATTATTAGGAACCGTTATATACTCGGTCGAATCAAACTTGATTATATCATCTGGAGTAACTGAAAATAAGTATTTCCAAATATACCCATCTCCGCTTTCACCAGCTTTAGAAGGTTCTAAATCTGTAAACAACGGTTCATCTTTTGATGCATTACCAGTAGTGTTTATTCCAGAAGAACCGTTATCTATACAAATATAAACTTTATAATCTTGATTTACTACGTAATAATTTGCATTATAAAGGGAACCAGATTTTGTTATTGGAGATGGATTTTCAATACTATAATCATGTCTATACATCTCATATTTTGTTCCTTTTGTCCAATTTACTCTTCTAATCAGCCTTCTAACATTTGCACTAGTTATTCTGCTACCAAATAACATAGTATCTTTAACATGATTTAAGTAGTTGAAATTGTCAATAGGATTTGGTACATTAGAATCCCAGTTAGCATCTCTACCAAATCCGACTGTAGTTGGATTTGGTAGACTTAAGAACAAATAATATGAAGACATATCAGAATCAATAGAGTCAATAAAATTATTCGCATTTAATATTCTAAATTGATTAGTTACAATTGCAGCCATCTTAAAGTCTTTTTTTTATATTTATATTCTTAAATAAATATCTTTCTTAGAGATCCATTATCTCTCAATCCAAAGTCTTTTCTTTGGATAGTTGGGAAGGTTGTTAATCCAGAATTAACTGTAAATCCTGTCACTGCTATAGAAACATTAATCAATCCACCCTCTAAATCTGATAAAATCCCCCAAGAGAAGTTTCCTACTGGTTTTTGTATTGTTCCACTAGTATTTAAACCAACTATATTAGAATCTGATTTGACGTTAGATACTATAACAGCATCTGGACCATTTTTAACAATACTATGAATGTAGTAGATATTATCAACACATTCTGTACCAATACCAACAATTGAGTTATTTCCACTATCAATAGAAGTTACTCCAGTTCCTACATTAGTATTAAAAATAAGAACTGGATATCCAACCTCTAAATCATCAAATGTTGTTGAATTATCCTCTCTCCTTAAGAAGAATTTAAGTGCTCTTGGATTTCCACCTGTTCCAGAGGCACCTAATATTCCAGTTATTATTCCAGAAAATCCTCTAGCAATCTGAGTTATTGTAGATGGTCTTGTAAATTTAACCATCTCATATTCAGCATCTGGTAGTGGAACTAAAACTTGTGGTGGAGTAAATTTAGAATATCCCAATCCCATGTTCGTGATCGTATATCCACTAATTGACCCATTAATTATATTTACAGTTGCAGTAGCAGTTGTTCCTATTCCAACACCTATTTTTTTAGGTGGAGAAATTTTAACTTCTAAAGGAGATGGTTGAGAATACCCAGATCCGAAATCATTAATACTTAATGATTGGATAGTTCCTCCAGTTGACACGTTAGCAGTTACCGCTGCAGATACCAAAGTTGTATTTTTGGTTATTAGAGCACCATATTCAAGTATATTAACGTTAAAATCATTTTCTTCATAATCAAACAGTTCAATATTATCTACGAAAATAGAAGTACTTCCAAAAGGAGCATCTTTAATAATCTTTGCTGTTGGATAAACTTGAGATTCTAGTATATCTCTAGTTTTATAGACGTATTCTCCATTAATAACGGTGTCAAATTTTTGTTTTTCCCAGTCGAGGAATTTATAGTTTTCAGAATCTATACCCTGTCCAGTATAAATGTTAGTTTGAATCACATCAGATCCAATAATATCTTCAACTATTCTAGGATCTTGATCACCAACTCCCTCAAGATTTTCGTTTCCACGAACTATAACTCTATCTCCAATTTTAATTGTTTCATTAACATTAACTGAAATACTATCAACATTTCTAGTTCCTCTATAGAAAAATATTGAAACATTTGCATCTGGTTTAGGTGCTTCATAAAATACGAATGATGTTCCTCCAGCAAACTCATAAGAGACTCCAGGTTCTTGAATGACTCCATTTATGAAAATTAATAAAATAGCATTTAAATCAATATCTGGAGAATTTTCTCCTTTTTGGAAACTTAGTAATTGTCCATTATAATATAATGGGAATCTTTTTCTTGTTCCATTTTGTAAAGATTTAATACTATCAATATAATCCAATTCTCCAAATTGCCAAGATGAGAATGTATCAGAGAAAGTATCCAATACAGTTAATTCAAATTGTGCTAATGGGGCATTTAATCTTCTGTCAGTAACTAATCCTATTGGAGTTATGACATCGCCAGGTAAAAATCCATATCCAGGTCTAGCAATTCTAAAACTATTAACCTGGAAATAAGTTGATCCAATTCCAGTTGTTGAACTTGCACCAACATCAAGACTAACTAGTAAATTTTCACCTGTTGTGGTAGTATTTCCTATTCCTCTACGATATACTCCAGTTACTGGAAGATTTTCATATGATGGCTCAGAAACTAAAATGGTTGGTTTAACATATCCAGTTCCACCGTCAACAACATTAAACTGTAAAGTTCCTCCAATACCGACAATAGCAGTTATAATCGCTTCAGAACCCGTATGGAGAGGATCTGTAATTCCAATAGAAACTGGAGATCTATAACCAGAACCTCTTACATCAGTTGTACCTAATCCTACAGAAACTATCTCTCCAGTTAAATTATTTAAAACTGCTGTTACTGAGGCTCCAACTAAAGGTGCGTATCCTAATCCAGGGGTTGAACCTAAAGAAACAATTAATCCACCTCTGGGCATTTGATTTTGATTTATATCAAAATCTGTAGTTACTACTTGTCCATTTGAAGATGTTATTCCTGTAAAGAAAACGCTTGTAATTCCAGAATAACCAGTATAAGAATAATTGTTTCCAATATTATTTTTAGTTGATGGTGTTTGGAATATTCCATTAATGAATAATATTCCACTACCAGTTTCAATTCCTGTAGTGTTAATTCCTTGTACTGTTAATGTGTAGCTTGAATCAATACCATTAAATTGATCTGATATGTCATCATATAAGAAATTATTAGAGTAATCTTGACGTAAGAATACTCTACCATTAAATGAAGAAGTTGGATATGGAAGATTACTAAAGTCCCTCCTTTCTCTAGCACTTCCCCTTGGAGGTTGTGTAAAATATATTTTATTTTTTGTTAGATTATAAGATCCTCTATAAACTCTAGCGGTTGATGAATCTTTATGTGTAGTTGCACTAGTTCCAACTTGTGCCCTATCTACATAAGCAATTTCATATGATCCAGTTCCAGTTATTGGTCCTTTTGTAGTTTGAGCAAATCCTACTGATATAACTCTAACAAATTCTTCCTCAATTTTTAATAAATCTCCTGGAGAAATAGATGATATCCCACTCAATCCAAAATAATTCGTTGTAATTCCTATTTGTCCCCCATTATTTTCAAGAGTATGACTAACTGGGGTATAAATTAATGGATTCTGAACAATTCCATCTATAGAAACGACAGTTTTTTCAAACTTTTTATACATTTCGAGTTCGTGTGCGTTACCTTCTCCACTGGAAGTAAACGTTACATATATTCCACTAAGAGCATAATCTTTTCTTGTTGCAAGTTGTATTGAATCTTCATCCAGTTTTATAGCATAAACTTCTGTTGGAAGTCTATTTGTTACTATTCCTGCAGAATTTGCTGTTGCTCCAATTCCAATAGATGTTTCACCGACTCCAATAAAAGTAGATCTTGGAGTATAAATTAATCTTTCTCCAGTACTAAAATAGTGATCTTTAATATTGATTATTCCGTTTTCTTTTTCTAAAACTGAAGTATTTCCAGGGTCAAATATTTTTCTGAAAATAGGAGTTCCTAAATGATTTATATCAAAATCAACTTTATTTGCTCTGGGTCCGTTTATTCCATCATATGCAGCCAGTCTAACAAATTCAGAAATATTACCATAGTTTAATGCATTATTGGTTGCTAATGATTCATTTTCAAAATCATTAAAAGTGTATATAAGTTGATTATAACTTTGTATTGTTATTTTCTGAGTTACATTATCTGGATAGAAAGAAATAATAGTAGAATCTCCAGAATAGTATGCACCAAAGGTTCCTATTCCACCCAATACATTAGAAGAAGTATAACTAAATGGATATTGGACTAAAGTAATATCGGAATTATCCTGAATACACATCACTTGATGTATAGAGCTTGTGTTTCCATAGGAAACACGAACTAAAGACTTTGTTGATGTTATTTCATTTGTCTTAAATTTTAGTACTGTAGTAATACCTGAAGAAACTGAGTAATTCGATTCAAATCTTGCGGTTCTTTCAGACCCTTCTGGTTGATTTAAATAATTGAATCTATATGTGCCTATTCCCAAAGAAGTAGAACCAAATCCAACAATATTTGCATTTACTAAAATTTCAGTATTAGTATTATTTGTTATTTTTAGTTTTAAAAGACCAGATTCTATAGTTGAATCAAAATAACCAAGATAATTAGTAGATATGCCAACATTATCATCAAAATAGTATTCTGAAAGATAAGTATTTGTACCATCACTATCAACTACTACCTCAGCAAAATTCATATTAAATCTAACAGTATCAAATACAAATACATTAGCTACCATACCATTAATAGTATTAGACGGTATTGATAGTATGTTTGAGGTATCGAATGGTTTTACAGATGTGCTTACTCCAGAAAGGTTTATAGATCCTAAGTAACTAGTATTGATTCCAACTACTTTTGGATTTAAATTATTAAAATAAGTTTGAACATATTTGATATCATAATCAGTATTATATGGATCTGATGGGTTGAATCTTAAAGTCTTAGTGTTATAATCATCTACTTCACCTCTAATATCACCTAATTTAACCTCAGATGTTTTAATTGAGGATTTTTCTAAAGTATAAATGTTTTTATCATAGAATATAACTACTACCTCATCGAATTGATACTTATTATTTGTAACATCAGTAGTTTGAATAAGATATTTTGAATATAGTGTATCTTCTAGATAAGTAAAGATGTCGGTAAATAGGTCTCTTTCATTACTTTTACTTGAGAATTTTTTACTGAAATCATCAATAGATAATACCCTATTAGTGTCACAACTAATATAGTCAGTTAATGTTATATTTTTAAATTGCAGGTATCTAGATTTATTTTCAAAAGTATCTATATCTATGGATTGTGTATAATTATTAACAATATCTACTCTAGACTCCTCTAATACATCAATAACAATAACTTCATTAGAAGAACCTGACGAAGGGTATAAATTAGATGAAGATTCTATTTGAGTATCTGCAAAATTTTTCAATCCAGAAATATGAACCAAATTATTGACAGAATCTACAAAATCTGAATATTGAATTGGACTCTTGATCGAATAAGATAGATTTTGATAGTAATCATTATCTTCAATAACCTGATTTAAATTGTTCAATTCTCCAATATTATCAGACCATCCCAGAACTAATTCGTTTGAATAATCTACTTCAAATTTATTGTTGTTTAAATTAATGTCTATTACATTCGCAATAGAACCAGAAACAAATCCTTTTAAAGTAGTACCTACTTTTATCCTCGGTAAATCATTACCAGTTACTTTAATATAAGAATTATTACTTTCTTGTATTATTAAATCTAAGGTTACAAATCCATTACCAAAATTTCCACTAAGTCTTTCACCTTTAGTAAATTTCGAAAATCCTTGATTGACTGTTGTTGTGGGATACAAATCTTTCTTTATTACAACAGCATAACCTAATTGACTTGTTTTTGCTATACCTGGATTAGTTGTAAGACCTGCCAGACTGTACTCTAAAACTGCTGGATTAGTATTCTCAAAAGATTTTACTTTAAAGAATTGATAATCATAATCTGTGGAATTAAATCCATCTCCAATTTGACTATCTTTAGCAATATTTTCAACAAAAATATCATCTCCAACTGAAAATGGAGGATCTATAAATCCAGAGATGATTGGAGTAACTAAAACGCATGTTACTATTCCAGATACAGAAGATTGAATAGAGTTTATTCCTATACCATTTGTATTATTAATAAAAACAACTTCATGATTTATTGAGCTCAATCCTTTAATAGGAGCATTAATGTTTACTTTAGATACACTTCCAGAACTTACTTCGCAGGTTAGTGATTGATTATCAACTACTTCGTTAGTTTGTGGATTTTTTAATATGACCGAAGGTGCTGCAGAATATCCCTCTCCACCATCATTAACATCAATACTTATTACCTCACTAGATCCTTCAGTAAATAATATAGATGCAACAGAAGCTTCTGGGCGAAGAGTAACGTCTGAAGAATAATCAAATCCTTGATCAATTATAGTATATTCCTTAATTGACCCAATATCTTTTGAATATGGTACTATATTTGCATTTATTCCAGAGTCTGAATTAGTTCCAGAAAAAATAGGTAGTTTTTTATATCCATAACCAGTATTTGTTACTATCAAGTCATTAATAGAACCTGTAGCATTTTTAGAAATGGTCGAATACTCTAGGATATCAGTATACTCTTTATAGTATGATGAGTATTGTGAAGGACTTTTCAAATTTATGTCAAAAACAGTACTTCCAACACCAGATATAACATAAGATCCTGAAGAAGTATTATTGACAAATGTAATAGAGGAAGAATTAATTACTGTAGTATCTGTATCAATAGATAATCCATCTTTAGTCAAATTGTAATATAAAGTAGATGGAAAATTATCATTATACTCTAAAGTATATTTTGCATCTGCAGATCCTGGAGTTCCAACCCCAGAAAAATTAAATTGACTAGAAACACCGACAGATACAAATTCTTTTTTGAAATCCGAATCGTAGAATAGATTTAAGTCATATCCACTCAAAGAAGAATCCGAAACATCAAATATTAATGAATTATTTTTTTCAACTTTTAATTCTGGATTAATTAAACTTATTTTTTGGAAATTACTACCAACAGAATTTAAATAAATTACATTTGGATATAATTTTTGAGTGTCTAAGTAAGTTTCCGATAATTGGAATGAATTATCATCTACTTTATATACGAAATAACTATTATTTGCAATTAATCCAGATATTGGAGATCCTGAACAAGTATAAAATACTTTATCGCCAGTTTTAAAAATATGATTAGATATAACTATTTTATTATTATCCAAGTCAACATCTGTTGTATTAAAACTCAGAGTGTTGCATGTTAAAAGTTTATAATCTGAATTGTAATTCAATACAACAGAATCTGAATTAGCAATCCCAACATTTATTTTCGGAGATAGTCTTAAATATATTTGATCATTATTTAATAATCCATGATCTTCTTCAGTAGTAATAGTTGCTACATTTTTCTGTATTTCTGCTTTTATTTGTCTATAATTTGTTTCTATAGAGTAATCTGAATTTATTGGTATTGGAGATTTAATGTATAGACCATTTGTGATAAAGGCATTTTCTACAGTAGTTGTTATTCCTATCAGATCTCTTGATTTATTAATAATATAAACGTTTTCAGATTTAGTTGATCCAGTTAATAATGTAAATGAAGGTGAACTTTCAGTATCCGAAACTACCAATTGCGATCTGGAAGAAGTTAACTTCCTTAAAATAGCAGAATCTCCAGTTTTGAATGGGTGATTTGGTATATTAATTGCCTGGGTTGGTATAGAAACTATTTTAGTTACTCCACCTATTGTTTGTTCAACATTAATTCCAATACCTGGCGTTGTTCCTATTCCAACTGATTGGCTTGGATTGAAATAAATTTTATTATTTACTTTTGAATCAAATCTTGCCGTATTGATAGGTATAGATATTTTATTTGGTAAAACATCTATGGTATCAGATTCGGTATGAGCATATCCAACATCTGATCTCATTACTCTTAAAATTGACCCTTGACCAAAAATATTTAAAACTGAAACTAATTCACTTCCACCTATGTTAAGAGTGCTTCCAATAGAAATGGATGATGGTATTTTAGAAACATATATATCTTCGATTTTATTCTGAACAACATTTGTTGCCATATCACTCAATAAAGTGATTTGGTCTCTAAAGACATTACAACTTTGCTGCCCATCAAGTTTTGGAATGTATGTTCCAATCCCTGTAACTTCTATGATATCCGCATTAAATAGGTCAAAATATGGGTAATAGTATGCAAATACATTATTTGAAGACCATTCAAGAACAGTATTTTGGTATTTTTCAGTATGTGTATCTAACCTAACTATGTTTTTTCCGTTTATTTTTGAAACATACGCCGACAATCCACCACCATCATTATCATCAGAATCAAAGTAACAAATATCTCCTACTTTGTAATTTTCTCCACCTTGAATTATCTTAAAGGAGTTTATTTTTCCAGGTAAAACAGAATTTACATTTGCACTTTGTTTAGTTATCTCATTAGATTCTACAAAAAATTCATAGTCTGCATATTCCTCACTAACCTTATATGGGAAGGTGTTCCTGGAAAGATTTGAATTTTCAAAATCATAACTTTGATCTATTGACCAATTATCATCAATTTTTTCAGATCTGTAATATGGACCAACAAAGTAGGGAAAACTTGCTTTAAATGGGTTTCCAGAATCAATTGTTGAAAAATAAGCATATACACCATTCGGAAACTCTGGAGTTAGGCAATATCTTCCATTGTAAAGATCTAGATCACCACTTTCGTTAAAAACATAATCTTCTACAAAAAATCCAGAATTAAATCCTGAGGGTCTATTGTAAACGTTAGATAGATTTAATGAATAACCAGAAATCAATCTCTTTATAGGTGAGTTTATATCAGTAGGATCTGTATATCCATATGGGCCGTATATAGGATTGCCATCATATGCCCATCCTATTATTGGTGAATGTTTAGAATCATCTACACCAAATTCTTCTGATAACTTAGAACTATATCCAGATATAGTATATCCTAGAGTATCATTCACATTACGTATAAATTCATCACCAAATCTATTGTAATTGTCTACAGTTAAAGATCTTAATCTTGGTCTGAGAACTGCCTTAGATCCTGCAGGAACAACACTAATTGATGTAGTGTCTGGATCATAACCAACTCCTTCTTTTATAACAACTACCTTATATAATCTATTGTTAAGTATTACAGCTCTTAGAACGCATCCAGTACCACTACCGGTTACAACTAGATTTGGGGTAGAATAATAATCTGCTCCTCCAGATAATACATTAACTTTTACTATTTTTCCATCTACTATGTAAGGTTTTACTTGAGCATATTGTCCATTTTTTATAGTTAAAATAGGAAGGTTTTCAAAATTAAGAATGTTAGATCCATATTCAGTACCTTTTTCATATAAATTTAAATATTGTATAGATCCTGTAACTATTGGAGTTGCTACTATGGGTAAATCATAAGTAAAAGTCGATCCATAAGAAACTTTTACATTTACCTCAATATTTGGATATTTAAAAATATTATAAGTGGAAGATCCAGAATCTTCAAACTTTACATATTTTCTTCTATCAAAGTTTTCTTTATTTAAATTAAATTTATCTGTCCCAGCATCACATAACTTAAAATAATCATCATTATTTTTAACAATATAATAATAATTTATAGTTGTTAATCCAGAAATAGGACCTCCACCAACATAATCATATAAAACAACATCACCAGTCTCAAAATGATGATTTTCAAAAAATATAGTATTAAAATAAGTTGATATACCTGAAGTTTTTACATAGATTTGATGATTGGAGTAATTATTATTGCTATTTGTAACTTTTATATCAGATAAAACTAGTTTTTCTTTAGTCCTGAATCTATGAATTCCAATATTTGGAGATGTGCTAAATCCTATTGTATTAATTCCACTATTATAGTCATTTAATGTTGGATATAATTTTATTGTTTTTGTATTAACAACTTGAGCATAATAATAAGATCCATTACTTAATGTTTTTTCACTAATATTTGATCCTTTAAAAGTTGCAATACCAATCTCTACGTTTCCATTACTATCATAAATTATTGGATCTCCATTATTAAAGTTGTGATTAGTTAGAAAAGTAATAGTTTCATCTATATCTGGATCTATTCCACCTCCAGCAGATAAAAATCTAGAATCAAATTCAAGAGATCTAGATCTTTTTTCAGTTACTGGTAATAAAGTAGCTCCACTACCATTTCCTCCAGTAATTGTGACCGAGACCACCCCATCTATATTAAAATCTTGAGGATCTACTAGTACTTTCTTAACACTTCCAGTAACAGTTGCCTTAGCTAGTGCTGTAGTACCTCCAACTCCAGATATAATAATGTTTGGAGGTCTTACCACATCATAATTCTCTCCACCATTTATAACATTAATGTCTTTTAATGGACCATAAAATACTTTATCATTTGATTTGAAATTGTTAATCTCAACTCCATTTATTAAAATTCCAACACTTCCAGGATCAGTTTCTTGATCGTAATTTTTAGAAATATTTTGATTAGTATTTAATTTTTTAAGAATACTTTTTGGAGATATTTTTTGAGGAAGATCTTTTAAAAGTATAAAAGTGTGCGATTGATTAAGATCTTCTATTTCATCAAAACATACAAAATTCTCATCTTCTGGAGCAATTTCTAGATTATTTTCTCCTAGATCATCAACAATAAAAGATCTAGATTCGTATAATCTTATTTTATTAAGAGAATCAAAAACTTTAACATAATATAC